AAAACAATGAACATTAATAAAAAAGATTTAACTGATGCATTAACAATTGTTAAACCTGGACTAGCTAACAAAGAAATTATTGAAGGGGCAACAAGTTTTGCATTCATCAACGGGAGAGTGATAACTTTTAATGATGAAGTGTCAATTTCCCACCCAGTACCAAACTTAGAGATAACCGGAGCAGTAGAAGCCACGCAGTTGTACGCCTTGCTTTCAAAAATCAAAAAAGATGAAGTAGAAGTTCTTATCACTGATACCGAAGTGCAGTTGAAAGCAGGGAAAGCAAAAGCTGGGCTAACCTTACAATCAGAAATCAAACTCCCACTAGACTCTATTGCAGAAATAGGAAAGTGGAAAACGTTGCCTGATACTTTCTGTAAATATCTATCCTTTGTGCTAGGATCAGCAGGAAAGGATATGTCCCGTCCGGTGTTAACCTGTGCTCATGTAAATCAGGAAGGTTGGATTGAAGCTAGTGACGGATTGAGGATTACCAAATGTGTGATTGAGCCTATGTCGGTAAGCACGTTTTTGATTCCGGTCACATCCTGTCTAATTGTTGTGAAACTTCAACCAATTAAGATAGCAGAGGGACAGGGATGGATTCATTTCAAGACTGCTGAAGATACGATTCTTTCCTGTAGAATATTTGAAGGGGATTCATTCCCTGATACCAGCAAACTATTTAAAGTAAAGGGAGCAAACGTCACTCTACCTAAAAACATAGAATTTGTATTGGATCGTGCATCAGTGTTTGCAAAACGGGATCACATGTTAGATGAGTTCATAGACATCGTGTTAGAACCCGGGAAGTTGAAAATAAAATCCACATCTGAAACCGGATGGTTTGAAGAGGAGATGAAAATGGAATATGATGGAATTGTTGTTGATTTTTCAATCAGTCCTTATTTGTTGAAAGGGATTTTGTCTGAAACCCGATCCTGTATTATATCAGGGGAAAAAATTAAATTTGAAGGGGAAAATTGGATGTATATAGCAGCGTTAAAATCTAAGTAAATATGCAAGGATTTTTTTCAAAATCGGAAACAGCTTCCAAATCCCGTCCTGAAGGAAAACGATACTCTTGTGCAAGTTGCGGACTATACAAGAATTGTGAAAACCCTAAGATGAAACCTTCAGGGAATTTTAAAAAGGGAATTCTCAACATTGGAAGTTTCAATACCAAACCAGACGACAAGAATGGAAAGCAGTGGCAGGATGCGTCCGGTAGACTCCTACAAAGAACCTATGAAAAGTTAGGGATTGATTTATTTGAAGACTGCTTGAACATAAATGCAATCAATTGTTTTCCTGGACCGGAAACAGATTCAATCTCTTCCTATGTTGCAAATTGTAGAAAAAGCATACTTCAAACAATAGATGAACACAACCCAAACATAATTGTGTTGTTTGGTGTTCAGGCTATTGAATCAGTGATTGGAACCCGTTGGAAGAAAGACTTAGGGGATCTGCACAAGTGGCGTGGATGGACTATACCGGACAACAAGTTCAATGCTTGGCTTTGTCCGGTATTTCATCCCAGTGATATAGATCCTAAGAAACAGGAATGGCAAACTATTTGGGAACAAGATTTAGAACAAGTTGTTTCTTTGGTAAATGTTCCGGTTCTTAAATACAAGGAACCTGTGATTGAAGTGATAGAGGACTTAGAAAGATTACGGGAAATTAAATCTGATACTGTTGTTTTCGATTATGAATGCAGTGGGGTTAAGCCTCACGCTAAAGGACATAGAATTGTTTGTTGTGCGGTTGCTAATACCCCTGACCATGCTTATGTGTTTATGATGCCTAAATCTAAATCAAAAAGACAACCATTCATAGATTTATTGGAAAACAATTTAGTTGGGAAGATAGCAGCTAATTGCTTACATGCAAAATCTAAAATTTTAATGGCTGATGGCTCTAAACAATTTATTGAAAGAATAGTAAAAAATAAGATAACAAGTCCAGTTCTTTCTTATAATGAAAATACAAATATAGTAGAATCAAAACCAATAGTAAATTGGATTAAAATGATAGATAAAAATACTAAATGGAAAAAAATAATAACTGAAAATTCTATAAAAACTAATAGAGGCTATCAATCACATTGTTTAACTGCAGATCATAAAGTTTTTATTATAGGAAAAGGTATGATTAGAACAGATCAAGTACAAGTTGATGATGATTTGTTATTATATAAAAAAGGAATTTCTGAAAATCAATTACAAATAATATTAGGAAGCGGATTAGGTGATGGTCATTTAGGAATTCAAAAAGGAATAAATGCAAAAAATGCAAATTTTACAGTAGCGCATGGTCCAAAACAAAAAGATTATTTAAAATGGAAATATGCAATACTAAAAAATATAAGTGGAGATATTTTAATTACTAAAAACAATAATCAAAAAGGATTTAGTATTCCTGATGGTATTTTATATGGATTAAGAACGCAATCTCTTCCGGTTTTGACTCCTATTTATAAAATGCTATACAAAAATAATAAAAAGATTATTACTAAAGAGTATTTAGAAAAAATGACAAATTTGGGATTTGCTGTTTGGTTTATGGATGATGGATCAATAACACATACAAAAAATAAAAATAGTATTTGTGATATTATGCGAATTCATGTTAATGGTTTTGATAAAGATTCTATAAATATTTTAATGAATTATTTTAAAGAAAAATATAAAATAATTTTTACTAAAAATGAAGCAACAAATAATAGCATAACAAAAGACGGAAGAAAGAAATATAAAAATAAACAAATAATATTATGTTTATCAAAAAGAAATGGAGGATCTATTTTTTGCAAAATGATTGCTTCTTACGTTCATCCAGATTTAGCATATAAAATTCCTAATTACTATAAAAGAGAAATAGGAAGAAATTCTCAAAAAGTAGTAGAAATAACTAATTTTATAAATTGCACACCTTCTAAAGTATTATCTATTATAGACCATAAACCATCAACTATAAAAAATATAAAATATTGTATAGAAGTAAAAGACAATCATAATTTTTTTACTACTACTGGATTGATGAGCAATTGCAAATACGAGCTTGCATGGACTAAAGTTAAGTTGAAATGTGATGTTAAGAATTGGTGCTTTGATACTATGTTAGCTGCGCATCTTCTGGATAACAGGCCCGGAATTTCAGGTCTTAAGTTTCAAGCGTTTGTCCAGTTTGGAGTAGAAGATTATTCAATAGAGCTAGACTCATGGTTGCACAGTGGCGGAAAAGATGGGAATGAAATAAATCGTATTTTTGAATTGATTGAAACGCAAAAGGGAATAGGTATGTTATTGAAGTATTGTGCTTTAGACGCAATTTACGAATATAGACTAAGTCAGGTTCAAATGAAACAATTAAATTTTCAATACCTTCCATTTTAATATTAAATAATATGAAAATAAAATTTAGACCTATCCATTTATCTAAACTAAATTTAATTCGTTTAGACCAAATTAATCAAGTAGTAGAAAGTTACCAATCTCAAGGGTATAAATTAACTTTGCGTCAGTTATATTATCAGTTGGTATCTTCTGATATTATTCCTAATAAACTAGAAGAATATAACAAACTTTCTAAACTTCTTAAAGAAGGGCGTATGGCTGGAATGGTAGATTGGGATGCTATTGAAGATCGTTTACGAAGACCAAGTAAACCAGCATCTTGGGATAATCCTGCACAAATTATAAATTCTTGTATTTCTCAATACCGATGTAATAGAATGAATGGACAAGAAATATATTTGGAAGTTTGGGTTGAAAAAGATGCATTATCAGGAGTGCTTAAAAGAGTTACAGAAAAATATGGAATTCCAATAGTAGTCAATCGTGGATATAGTAGCGTTACTGCAATGTTTGATGCACATGAACGATTTGAAACCGCTTTTAATGATGAGCAACAAATAAAAATAATTTATATAGGTGATTTTGATCCTTCTGGTCAGGATATGATTCGTGATATTACTGATAGAATTCAAGAATTTAATGAGTATAATTATGATTTTGAAATTCTTCCAATTGCTTTGACTTGGAGTCAAATTCAAGAATTTACTCCTCCACCAAACCCAGCAAAAATAACTGATCCACGTGCAAAAGAATATATTAGAAAACATGGTCCTACTTCATGGGAGGTTGATGCCTTGCGTCCAGAAATACTTAATTCAATATTAACATCAATAATTGAAACAAACATTCAAAAAGAGAAATATACAGAAATGTTAGATCTTGAAAAAGAACATAAAAATAAATTAATTGAATTAAAAAAACAGTTATAAAATGAACAATGTAACTTTTCTTTGGCAGTTCGATGAAGCACGGGATTCTTTTCAATGGATTTTCTTACACAATTGCTATGATTCAGATTGGGCAAGATTGCTGGAAGCACGAAAACGCAAACAGGTTAAACAGATGCGGGACATAATTCGTCAATTGCTATGTAATTTACCCAAACCCAGTGAAAATCCTATTGGGTGGGAAGCACTTGAACTTTTAGCAGAGGAGTAGAAATATGAGATTTGCACAATGGTTTTCCTATTGGGATGAACATCATAAGGAATTTGAATGGTTCTTCCACGAACACGGATTTTCGAGAGAGTGGAAATTGTTGTTAAATGCACGAGATATGGAACATCGTCAAATCATGTTGACGCTGATGAATCGTGTATGGATGTTTCTGCCGGACAGTAAATTCAATATTAGGAAAAACCCAAATGGGTGGAATTCCTTCTTATACCTACTTGAAAATGAATAAAATAAATCCAAATAGCAACAACGCCTATCAGCTTTTACATCAAGGGACTTTGTCTTTAGCAAGGGCAGAAGCACAGGGAATCCGAATTGATGTAGAACTAGCTGAAAAAAAGAAAGCATATCTGACCAGAAAAATAAACAGACTGGAATCAGAGTTTATGGAATCGGAGTTCTACAAACATTGGGTTAAATCCACAGGAGGGAAAATGCCAAACATCTATTCCAATACTCAACTAAGTAAATTTTTATACATTGTTAAAAAACTAAAATCCAGTAAGGATACCACATCAGGGGAACAGGGAAGCACAGATGAAGAAGCATTGTCCCAGTTAAACATTCCAGAAATAGAAGTTTTACTTCAGATTCGGAAGTTGAAAAAGATTAGGGATACTTATTTAGAAGCGTTTGTACGGGAACAGGTAGATGGGTATATCCATCCAAGTTTTGCTTTGCATTTAGTACGCTCGTTCAGAAGCAGTTCAAACTCGCCCAACTTCCAAAATATACCTGCAAGAGATGAAGAAGCCATGAATACTTGTCGTGGAGTTTTGTTTCCTAGACCCGGACATCAGTTAATGGAAATTGACTTCAAGTCCATCGAAGTTGGCATAAATTCGGCGATCAACAAAGACAAGACTCTGGTAAAATACGTATCAGACCCAACTTCTGATATGCACCGGGATATGGCTATTCAAATCTTCCTAATCGACAACTTCAACAAGAAAATAGAATCCCATGCATTGTTAAGACAAGCTGCAAAGAATGGATTTGTGTTCCCTGAATTCTATGGAGACTACTGGCGAAATTGCGCTAAAAATCTTGCGTGTAATTGGGGCAAGCTCCCACAGGGAAAGTGGAAAATTGGGCAGGGTATTGCCCTGTATCAAGGTCATTTAGCGGATCATCTAATCAGCAAAGGAATTCGATCCTACGATGCCTTTGAAAAACATATACAAAAGATAGAACAGGATTTTTGGGGCAATCGTTTTAAGGAGTATGCTGTCTGGAAAGAGAAGAACTGGAAAGCGTATCAAAAGAATGGATATGTAGATTTGCCTACCGGATTTCGTTGTCAGGGAGTGATGAATCAAAAGGAGGTAAACAACTACCCGGGACAAGGAAGTGCTTTTCATTGTTTGTTGTGGTCATTCATAGAAGCGGATCGGGTAATGCTGAAAGAGAACTGGGATACCAAATTAATTGGGCAGATACATGACTCAGTCATCTTAGACATAAATCCAAAAGAAAAAGATCATGTGATAGAATCCATGCGAAGGATTACTACCAAAGATTTACCCGCTGCTTGGAAGTGGATATTCATTCCATTGGAAGTAGAAATAAAAATAGGGAAAGTAGGTGGGTCTTGGGCAGAAATGTCGAAAATCTAAAATAATTATTGCTCACACTTAAATTGTTTTTAAAAATTACCGTATAATATATTTATCAAAGCAAATCAAATCATTATGGGATTATATCAACGGCATAGGCCAAACTCATTAGAGGAATTAAAGGGAAATCAGGATATTATTTCCACTTTATCCACCATGTTAGAGGATAAAGAAAAAGTTCCTTGTGCATTTTTATTGACAGGTCCAACCGGGACAGGCAAAACGACCATTGCACGAATCATAGCAAATAAGTTAGGATGCGTAGGAAATGATCTACGGGAAATAGACGCAGCAGACTTTCGTGGAATTGACACCATTCGGGAAATCCGTAAGAATTTAATGTATAAACCTTTAGAAGGGGAATATAGAATATGGGTGTTGGATGAAGTCCACCGGGCTACAGGAGATGCCATGAGTGCATTGTTGAAAATGTTAGAGGATTGTCCTAAACACGTTCGATTTATTCTCTGCACCACTGATCCACAAAAACTCTTACCTACTTTACGTGGAAGATGCTCTATTTTTCAAACCACTCCATTATCTGATACAGATATGTTTTCCCTGTTGAAGAAAATATCTCGTGCAGAGGGACAAAAGATAGAAAAGGAAGTGTTAGATCAGATAGTTCAGGATAGTCAGGGGCATCCACGAAATGCTATAAATATACTGGAACAGGTGCTTTGTGTAGATCCTGAAAAGCAGTTACAGGTAGCTCGTCGTAGTGCGGAGCAACAAAGTCAGATGATAGAACTTTGTCGTGCTTTGATTGCTAAAAAACGTTGGAAAGAAATCGCTGGAATTTTGTCAGGACTAAAGGAAGGAAATGATGCAGAGAGTATTCGCCGTATGGTGTTGGGATATTGTCAAGCTATACTCCTGAAAGGAGAAAATACTCAAGCTGGTTTAGTAATGGAGTGCTTTATTCCCAACACTTATGATGTAGGATTTCCAGGAATTGTGTTTGCTTGTTATTCGTCAATTCAATAAAAACAAAATATGAAAACCAACTTAGATTTAAGACTTGCTTACAAAGCTGATACCGGGCATTATCCAATCCATCAAGAAGAATCTTCTTTACGGGAATTAGAATTTATACCTGAATTTTCTGCTAATCCTGATCCTAATAATGAAGAGGCTTGTGAAATTGCAGGAGACGCAGAAGGGGCTTTCCAAAGTGCTGTAGGATGGTCTGAAGATATTTTAGAATATGTAGAATGGTTAGAATCAAAATTAATAAATAGAATAAGGAGGACAAGATGAACTATGAACAGGATATGGAAATAGATTCCAGTCTACTAGATGTGGAATGCGTTGATCATAGTATGTTGGTAATTAAGTATGCACGAATTGCTGCCGACGCTGATCTGGAAATGGATAATGCGAAGGAGCGGTTAGATTTGGTAAAAGCTGAATTGGATAATAAGATTCGCACCAATCCAGACAAATTTAAAATAGAAAAGATTACTGAATCAGTGGTAAGCAATACTATTTTAATGCAAGAGGATTATAAAACTGCTATGGCAGAATTCTTACAAGCTAAACACGAAGCTAAAATAGTAAGTGGCGCTACCCGTGCTGTAGATCATCGTAAATCTATGTTAGAGAGTTTGGTAAAACTCCACGGTCAGAGTTATTTTGCAGGGCCAAGTATTCCACATGATCTTTCATTTGAATGGAGAAAGAAACAGGAACAGCGGAATGTAGATAGTAGTATAGCTAAAAAACTAAAACGAAACAAATAATGAGCACAATTCTAATAATCCTTATTGTTCTAATAGCGGCAATTTTATATGCTTTCGTGATTAGACCGTTTTTAATTCATTACTATTCCCATATTCAGGCTTCGGCTTGGTTGGATGCAGTTCGTAAAAAGAATACTGATAAAAATAAAGCAAAAAGTTAACTAACAATTTTATAAACACTTTAATTAAAGTTCAAAATGAGTAAGAAAAAAGTAAGTTTTTTTAAAGGCAAGGTAGCCTCAGACGCTAAACGACAAGCTACCGCAGGTAGTTCGTATGGGTATCTACGACTTCCCAAAGGATTAAATGTATATTCCCCTGAACCTGGGAAACGGGCTAAATTTGATATTATTCCTTACACGGTTACCAATCCCAAACACCCTGATCGAAACGTGGAAGAAGGGTTTGCTATTCCTGGTAGTATATGGTATAAGCGTCCTTTCCGTATTCACCGCAATATAGGCGTGGATAAGGATTCGGTAGTATGTTTAACCAGCTTTGGAAAGAAATGCCCAATTTGTGAATATCGTGCTATTCAACAAAAAGCCGGGGCTACAAAAGAAGAGTTGAAAGTATTGAATTCTTCCTTACGAAATCTCTATTGTGTGATTCCTATTGACAGCAAAACCAATGAATCCGAACCCCATGTATTAGATATTAGTCAATTCTTGTTTCAGGATAAGTTGAACGAAGAAATCAAGGAGAATGACGAATATGAAATCTACATGGATTTGGAAGAGGGATTAACTCTTAATGTTCGTTTCCTTTCCAGCACAATGGGTTCTAGTAAACCATTTGCTGAAGCTGGTCGAATAGATTTTGAAAAACGGAAACAACAATACACAGAGGATATTTTGGAAGAAGTTCCTGATTTGGATTCCCTGTTGACTGAATTGAGTTATAAGGAACTGGAAACAAAGTTCATGGAAATGGAAGGGGAAGCTGAGTTGACAGAGGAAGAGGAGGAAGAGGAGGATGATGTTCCGGTAAGGAAAAAGAAAGTAGTAGAGCCGGAAAAGTTGAAAAGGAAACCTTCTGTAGTGAAAGACGAAGATGAGGATGATGAAGAAGACGATGAACCTGCCCCAGTCCGTAAACGGAAACCTGCACCAGAGCCAGTCAAAAAGAAAAGGCCAGTAGTTGTAGAAGATGACGATGACGACGATGAACCTGAAGAGGAAGATGAGGATGAGGAGGACGAAGAGGAGGAACCTGTTAGAAAAAAGTCACAGGGCCGTCCCGCACCAACCGTAGGTAAAGATAAACGGCCAGTAAAGTTAGATCCAATTCTTTGCATAGCTTGTCAGGGAACAGGGAAAAATTCCAGAGGTAAAAAGTGCCCAATTTGCAATGGAACTGGAATTAAACCTGATCCTGACAATTATATGGAAGATGAGGACGATGATGAATAAATGAAAAACTGGGGGCAGGATGAATCATGTAGTTATTATTAATCGTAATAATCAATGGATTACACAAAGGGGTTTGTTTTCCTGCTCCCTTTCTTTTTTGAAGTTCTTTAAAATGTTTAACCAGTGTGTGGGAGATAGGTCCCCACATGATCCGTTCGGGGTTTTGTTTAGTTTTTTGGTGTGTCCCCTCGTTAAGACATAATACATGGTAGAAGGGTATCGGATTTCCTTCTAAGAATTTGCGATAGAGTTTTCTTCATGACTATAAACGCAAGGCACACTGGTTTTTATTTGATTAACAATTTAATTTTTAAATGATATGGAAACTTACAACGTGTTTTTAAAAGATGAAATTATCCCCAGATATTCAGTAGAATGTGCGGGGATAGCCTTACAAGAAGGAACTGGTCAAGTTACTTTCTATAATAAAGAAGGTATTGTGTTGGCTATTTTTCCTAATAATGTTTTTATTATAAAAGAAAATGCAACGGACAAAACAACCTAACGTCACCAAGGCTTTAGTCAAACAAGTAAAGGCTAAGGTAGAAAACGGAAGCAAAGTAAAGACCAAGAAAGAGTATGATGGGAATTTTAAAACCATAATCAGTACAGGTTCTACTTTATTAGATTTAGCTATTTCAGGAAAACGAATACATGGTGGTGGTATTCCTGGAGGAATAGTAGTTGAAGCCTTCGGCAAAAGTCAAACTGGTAAAACAGTTTTACTAGCAGAGATAGCAGGATATGTGCAACGTAAAGGAGGAGAAGCACAATTTCATGATCCAGAAGCTCGTTTAGATCAAGAATTTACAGCTATTTTTGGAATGCATATTCCCAAAAAGAATTATTATCAACCAGATACAGTCACTGAAGTTTTTGATAAGGTTCAAAAATGGGCTCCAAAACAAATGGGAGATATTGTAAATGGTATTTTTGTAGATAGTTCAGCAGCTCTTTCTACTAATTTAGAAATGACAAACGTAGATGGGGATAAAATGGGAGGAAGAAGAGGAAAAGAATTTTCAGAACAGCTTCGTAAATCTTGTAGAGTTATAAAACAAAAAAATTATCTAATGATTTTTTCTAATCAAATTAGGGATAATTTTTCTGGATATGGACCAAAATTTACAACTCCTGGTGGACACGCCTTTGAATTTTATTCAAGTATTCGTTTAAATCATAATTCTTCTGAAAAGATACCAAAGACTGTAAAAGTTGCTGGAAAAGAAGTTAAAAAGATAATTGGAATAAAAGTAGAAATCGAAGTAATAAAGACAGTGGATGAACCATATCGTAAAGCTGATATTTATATCATTTACGGATACGGAATAGATGATATCAGAGCCAATCTTCAATTTGTTAAAGATTTTACAAGACCTGTAAAAATAAAGGAAACGGATATTGTAGAAGGAGAAGAAAAAGAAAAAAGAATATCAATGTATAGTTGTTGTGGAGTTCCACTAGCAGTTGGTATGGAAGAAGCAATTCAAAAGATAGAATCACAAGAATTAATTCAAGATTTAAGAGAAGAAGTAATTGCACTTTGGGAAGAAATCGAAAGTAAATTTGAGCAGGAACGGAAACCAAAACAAAGATGAAAGTCACATTCTTAATCACAGAAGTAGAAATACTAGATCGACATATCGAACCAATAGATACTGTTCATAGAATTCCAGCAAAATCTATATACGAAAAATTAGAAATAAAATTGAATTTTATAAGTTCAGGAGATACTTCGGCAATATCAAATAAAGAAATACTTGCCTATTTAATGGAAACCTTAGACAAAATGCCTTTATTAAAACAAAGATGAATATACCTTTTTGTAATATTTATCCACTTACAATTATAAAAGATCGTTATAATGGTATTTATAGTGGTGGTGGGTACCTAGCCTTTAATATAGAACATACGGAAATACCTAATGATGTCAGTAGTAACGATTCAGTATGTAGTGATTTTTGGGATATTGAACAACGGGGATTATTAACCTTACAGATAGGAAAAGGTAGAACACCTAATGATGCTGTAGATGATTTGTTTCTTAAATTACAAAAATAATGAAACTGATAGTATTTATATTAGTCGTTATCGTTTTATTAGCAATTTTAGTCTGTTGTATTGCTTTAACCAAGTACCTGAACTTTGATAGAAAGATAAAGGAAGCAAAGTTGAAAGAATTAGAAATGGAAAATAAAGCTCTACGGAAAGAATCAGACGCTTTGTATAAATACATAAAAGACAAAAAACATGACAAAAATTCTAATAGACCTGAAAACAATTGAGCGAAACCCTGACTATGCTCCGGGAACAAGGCAATACGCAAATAAAGGCCCGATGCGTATTACTTTTAAATGTAATGGGCCTTTACCTGAATCTTTTAAAGAATATGATAATATTTTGATTAATAATAATATTATTAAAAACACAGAAAATGATTCTTACTACTATGAAGGAACTGTGATAGGGGAATTGGATATTCCGGCATTACAGAAAGAAATCCCAGTTAAAGATTTGACCCTGCATTGGGAACGGGAGGTGATGGAAGTATCTAACTTAGGGGATTCAGAATGGTATTTTAAATATGAGCCTACTTTTGTTACTTGTACGGAATGCGGTTCTATGTTCAGTCATGAATATCTGGAAAGTGATGAAGCCAATCGTGGTGATAATTATAGTAGCGAAGTTTGTCCAGTATGCGGTGAATGGGATTGTTGTGAAGTAGAGTATGAAGATATTCGGGATGCGTTAAAAAGGAAGGCAATAGCAGAAGCTCCTTCCGTAGAAGAATTTAAACAACAGGCACAGGATTTAATTGATTTTGAAACGTATTTGATTGCTAAAAAATATGGAGTAGATAAGGAGGATTTAAAATGAAACAAGTGCAATTTCCCTGTCTTAAATGCAATGCAGGAACCCAAGAACTATTTATGGAAGGAGAAGAACAACCTATTCATAGTTATTTTATTTGTCGGTGTGATGAAATGAATAAATATAGAGTAGGTGATAAAATAATGATAGATATAGAAAAACCTGTTTATTCTATCGTTACAAAAGTAGAGGGTTCTCAGGTATGGTTTTTAGATCCTGAAGACAATAAATCTTATTCTATGCAATGTGATGATCCAAATTTACATTTGATAGGTTCTGATAAATGGAGAGAGATTAAAGATATTGATATAATTTCTCCACCAACTTCTAAAATAAAACCTTTTCCTATGACTAATTTAAAACCCTTATTTGGCTTTGGTTTATTTATTCGCAAAGATGATTTTGGGAACGATTGTTGTGTTGGAGATATTGTAGAAGTAATACGCCCAGAAATGCAGATACCAGAAGATTCTTGGGAAGGCAGTAAGATCACTACAATTCCAGAAGTTATTTTTACAGGAACCTTAGTCTTATTGAAAAGTCAGGGCGTTAGAATTAGATTAAATACAGGAATAGGCACGGAATACATCAAACCACCGATTACCAACCGCAGTCGTAATATTTGGAAATGGAGGAAATTGTAATGAAAGAAAAAGATATTATAGATGCTTATTGTGAAATGAGATGCACTAATAGCACTATTCCAGATGAAGTTTTGGATTTTATGAAACAGGCATCTATTGAAAAGGTAAGAACAATTGAAAAACACGAGTTGTATCTACATATGAAAACTATTGTTGAATGTAAAAGTAGTGCCCGTAGATGGGTAAAAGAAAGTGGAAATTATCATAGTTGGTTATACGGAATGGCTACCTTAGAAGAGGCTTATAATTATGAAACAATAGGAAGGAGAAATAAATGAAACCTAAATACAGAGCATGGGATTCAGACAGGAATGTAATGATCCCAATGCATAAAGACGGAATTTGTGCTTTTTTTGCAGACGATTCTCCTGTTAGTGGATACGGTTGTAATGACGTACCTAACCATATTCATTTAATGATGTGGACAGGTTGTGTAGATGACAATTTGATAGAAATCTATGCAGGGGATATTTTAAGAATTATGGACGAAGAGCAACGAGTTAGTTATGTAGAAGTTCGATGGGTTCAGGGATCACTTGTAGTAGAAGGTGATTTTGGAGATTATGATGTTACCACAGTTCCTTGGGCTTTAGAGTATTGGGACAATGATTGTTGCAAAGTGGAAGTTGTCGGAAACATATATCAAACACCTGAATTACTACCAAAATAAAATGGAGGAAATTATGAGAAGATTATTGACATATAAAGTAGAATTATACACGGATAAAACTTATCAGATACTACGTTATGCTTCTAAGGAAGATGATTTTAATATTCCTGATTTTGATAAAGGTAGGATTGTTGAATTTCAAGGAACTATTACAGAATGCAATGCTTGGTTACAATTACATGATAAAGGGTATTTATAATGAAAAATAAATATAAAGTAGGTGATATTATTAAATTGGATGCTATTTTATGTAGTATAGGAGAATATCCTTTATATACTACTGTAACGGAAATAGATAAGAATAAAGTATGGTTTATTGATCCAGAAGATGGTGAATATACTTGGTTAGATCGTTCAGATAAAAATATGCATTTTGTTTTTCATCCTATTAACATACCTGCAAATGAAAGCAATAATTAAAGTCGGAAACTGGTGGTTCTTCTCTAAAGGTGTAATTGCTATGTCTTTATTTCCATTTATATTTGTAGATAAATCTTATGAAGAACACAGCACCTTTGAAAAATACAATATAACCTTAAACCATGAAGAAATCCATATTCGTCAACAACTGGAAATGCTGGTACTGTTCTTTTATCTGTGGTACGGAATAGAATATCTATTGAAACTGATTACCTACGGGAAAGGGGCGTATATGGCTTTGTCTTTTGAACGGGAAGCCTATATGAACGACATAGATGAAGGGTATCTGAAAACTCGTAAATTTTGGTCATTTTTAAAATACTTATAACAATGGACAAAGAAAAGTTTCTACAATCGAAAATAGATGAATTTATATTGGTTAGTCCTAAATGGGCAGAGCATAGTGCAATAGCACCTTTTACTGCTTTATCTGAAATTAAAAAATTCTTTGAGTCTATTTATGACGCCGGTGCTTCTACAATAAGGACAACTATTAGCGGAAAAGATTTAATGAGATTGTTTCCTGATACTAATGAAAGTAAATCATAATGAAACGTAAACGTTTTAACGGACAGATTTGTAAATTTTATCGTAAGGATGAGAATGGTAGTTGGATAGAACTTGGTAAAGCAAATGCTAGATATTCATTATCTGAATTTTCAAAACACAATCCAGAAAAAGGAGATATTATACGTTTAAATGGGATTTTTATACCACATACAGACCAAGAAATATTAGCATTAAATATATTATTAAACAGTAATAACGAAAACTAATGGAAAGAACAAAACATAATAAAACAAAATTAGTACCAGGAATTTTACAATCTGTTACTTTGAATCCTAAACCTTTAGTAGTGGTACCAAGTAAGGAGGATATTGAAGTTATAGAAAAAGTCATAGCAAAGCACAATATGACAAGAGTAAGAACTTGTATTGGAATTGACAACGGGGTGTCAGGAGCCATTACTATACTATGGCCTGATGGTGAAATCTTATTACACATTAAAACACCTATTAAAAATTGCTTAAACTACACAAAGAAGAAAGCCTTTGCCAACCGCATAGACTTCCCCAAAATGAAAACAGCATTGTCACAAGCAGGGGAAAATACGATGTGCTATATAGAACGACCCATGGTAAATCCTACCCGATTTAAGGCTTCTGTAAGTGCTATACGTTGTCTTGAAGCTACAGAAATCTTGTTAGAGGAACTGCAAATACCTTACCAATTCATAGATAGTAAGGAATGGCAGAAAGAACTACTGCCTTCTAAGTTGGTAGGGATAGAGTTGAAGAAAGCTGCGGATAGTGTGGCACATCGTCTATACCCAAAAGCTAAAATAGTAAATTCAGATAGCCTTTTGATAGCCGTACATTGTTTAAGAAAAACAAAATAAAATGATAACATCAGTAGAAAGAAAAGACAAAGAAGGTATAATTAATGCCTCTTTACGGGTTTTAGGATATAATGTAACATCAGTAGATGTAGAAAAGATACTCAACTGTATTGACTATGTAAGAGAACATCCAGCAGAAGCTACGTTGAAAGATATTCTAAAATTAGGATTGTTGGTTGATGATTTATTTACAGAGTGATTATGATACAATCTATTCAAATAAAGAACTTTCAATCTCATAAAAATACTACCTTAGAATTTTCAGACGGGTTGAATATTGTCATAGGTACGAGTGATTGCGGTAAGACTGCAATATTACGAGCCTTGCGTCTATTGATTTGGAATAGACCTGGGGGTGATGCGTATAGAAGTCATTGGGGCGGTGATACAGAAATTACATTAACTACTGAAAATAATACCATCTCCCGTGGGAAAGGAAAAGAAAATTATTATGATTTAGATAAGAAACATTTTGTTGCTATGGGTACAGAAGTACCTAAAGAAATTGCAGATGCTTTAAACATCCAAGAAATAAATTTTGCCCGACAATTTGATCAACCTTTCCTTTTGACTTCAACTCCAGGTGAAGTAGCAAGTCATTGGAATTCCATAGCACATTTAGAAAAAATCGACACCAGCACCAAAAAAGTTCAGTCTTGGATCAACGGATTAAATCAGGACATCAAGACCAATGAAAAAGATATTCTAAAAAATCAACAAGAATTAGGTCAGTATGCCTACCTGGAAAAGATGGAAATTGAGTTGGAAGTATTAGAAGGGATGGAAAAAGATCTACAAACACATTATTCCACTTTAAACAAACTCACAAAACTAACCAACGAAATACAATCCGTAGAAGCAGAGATTCAACAAACTTCTAAAATTCTAACATTAGAAGAACAAATTGTTTCCATTCTGTTTGACTACGACTTAAAAGAAAGCGTTTTAAAAGACTTTAATGCCCTAAGCACCTTACTATCCACCTATGAGGAGATAAGCGATAGAATCGCCTTAAAACAGGCTGTAATAGCGTTAGAACCCCTTTTATTATCTACACTTAAAGATATAACGGAAGTGGAGAATCTTTCTAAGGAACAAAAGAAGATAATTGACCTTTGTGATAATCTATATGCTGTAAATAAACTTATATCAGATAAAAATAAGATAGTAGAATTAGAACCTATGATTCAGCCTATACTGGATTTGTATGAAGAAATTAAAACTGTTCAACAGGAACAGAAAGCTCTAACAGATTTGGTGTCACAAAATACTAAAGTTGAATATGCTATAAAGAAGATGGAAGAGAATGTGGTCAGGCTTTCTAAACAGTTTGAAAAAGAGATAGGATCAGAATGTCCTCTTTGTGGACAAACAATTGAACATAAACATTAATAAAATGAATACAGGAAAATTAGAATTTGAAATAAAAGTGAATACGAATAATGCTGAAAAGAAATTAGAGCAAGTTCGTAAAGCAATAGAAAAAGTAACAAAGGCATGGAATCAATATAATGAGGTCAGTAAATCTTTAAATAATATTAACATGTCAATTATTGTAGAAGAGAAGAAAGATTGGAAAATCCGATATTGGAAATTAATAAAAAAGCATTGGTGGGCATATCTATTTATTATGTTCCTAACAGCTCTCTTAACTATTGTTCTTCTTAATCTATAAACATTAAACAATATGGGAAATATAATTAATCATTCTAACGGAATTATTATAATAAATGGTGGAGATCCATTGCCAGGTTGTCCTACGGATTGGGAACAGGCTAAAATAATACAAAAGCATCTAAATAAAGATAAAGATGAAATAACACCTAAATGGGAATTTGATTGTAGTTTTAAACTGGATTATGACGGACCAATAGTAGAGGTAAGCAGTAGATTTTATCCTCCTACAACTCATGGTGGACCAACGTGGGATGGTTGGGTTTATGTTTACTTTTTTGGAAAGGAAGTAGAAAAGAAGGAATTTGATTGTCTTTCCTTAGAAGAATTACAAATACAGGTTGAACAATATGTGAATAGTATAGCAGATAAAATAAAACTATGTATAAAGGATCAATAGCCATAGCCGAAATCGAAGTAACTCATAATAATATGAATTGGAATGAGTTTGATTTCTTTGATTATAAATTAAAATTTTTTACCAAAGATAAGAATGCTGATATTAAAGCAGGTTGGTATGCTTATATTCTCAAAGATGGAATATACTATTTTCGTTGGTGCGTAAATGGTTATAAACTTCCAGTAGAATATTTGAAAGCATTAAAAAAAGATGGATATACATTAGCCTATGAATATGATTTTAAGGAGGAATAAATTATGAAACCACGAATTGTAAATGCTACAGAAATTATTCGGGATTTGTGTGACATGTGGGGATTTCACAATGTTACTAAAATGAACACCCATTTGAAAATTAATGAAGTTGCTATTTTAGAGGTAACACATTTAATGTTGGATACAGATGGAAAGACTATGGTAGAGGTATTTAAGAAATACACCTTAACTGAACCACCAAAAGAAAAAGACCATAAAAGTTGTTTTTGGTATGAAAACGGAATATGTATGAATGAGTTGAAGCCAAAACAATATGAATGTGAAAAACCTTGTATGTCATTTGTAGAAAGGGAAGAAGAAAAAGAAAGTGAAATAGCAATGTTTACTTATTTATTTCCTAACGGCATGGTAGTCACTTGTGATATTAATGGAAATCAAATACCAAGTTTACAAGGAAAATATACAAAAGAATTACATTTAACTATTTTAAGAAGATCTTGTGCAAATACAGAATGGCAAGGATTTCCAAAAGATTTTCCTACCGTTTGGAATGATTATAAATTGTGTAGATTCAGGGATAAAGATGGATTTTGTGCAGAATCGTATATCCTTGGTCCGTGTAACGAAATTTGTGAACATTATAAAGGAAAAGAATAATGCTAACAGATCAAAACAAAATGCCTTTCGGCAAATGGACAGGAACCAGATTAGCAAATGTTCCGGCAGACTATCTAATCTGGATCTATGAAAACAAAAAGTGTAATGCTGAGGTAGCAGAATACATCAAGGATAATTTAGAAGTGTTGAAAAAAGAAGTTGGGGAAAAACAAAATAAATATGATTCAAATCATTAAAAATACAATCACCACCTATACTGAAAAAGGAACTATTTGGGACATAACCACTCAAATTAAATTCTTAGGTATTAAGATATATTACTCTCACTCTATCACTAATACTTTTGGAAAAGAAGAAACCAATAAAAATGCAGTAGGCTTTCAGGTAGGAACTTGTGCACCTTTATTTATAAATGAATATTGAAAATATGATAAGAACAAAACAACATAAACGCCCGGATTTTATATTTCTATCAGATTTGCATTTGCGGGAAGATACTCCTGAATGCCGTACTGACGATTTTATGATTACACAGACTAAAAAATTACAATTCGTAAAGCATCTACAAATCATACATAATTGTCCAGTATTAATTCCAGGTGATCTGTTTCATAAATGGAAAAACAGTCCTTATTTATTGTCTTGGGCTATTGAAAATTTACCCAATGATATACTTTGCATTCCCGGACAGCACGATCTTCCAGAGCACTCCATCGAACGGTTAAATAAAGCAAGTATCTATGTAATGGAAAAAGCGGGAAAATGTAAAATACTATCAGAGTGGGAAACCGTAGAATTTGCAAGTAATGGGAATATATTTCAGGTTACAGGATTTCCATTTGGTAGTAAACCTGTAGAAACAGAGAAGGAAGATGGAATCATTAAAATAGCATTGATTCATGAATTAACTTATTCTCAAAAAGCACCTTATCCAGATTGTAAATTAGATAATGCAGGACAGTTATTAAAACGATTAAAAGGATGGGATCTTTGCATAGTAGGCGATAATCATCTTCAGTTTACCGCTACGATAGGAGAACGTAAATTAATCAGTCCGGGTAGCATGTCCCGACAAACAGCAGATCAAATAGATTTCTTGCCGTGTTGCTACG